AGCTTGATCCTCAGCTTGATTGGCTACTTCGATGCCGGGATCGGTTAGCAACCGTTTAACAAGTCCACTGTCATCAGCCTCAAGGACAGAGCGTCGAAGCTCGACTTGATCGATGTGCGGATCGTTTGCAAACATCTGGAAGCGTGCGACAGCTTTTTGGAAATGAAACTGCTTGTTAACTCCATCAGCACTACCACTCGGCACAATGTCATAAGCCTCATGAATTGCTGATTGAGGGATCTGCTCAAGTGTATCGAGGTAATAGTAGTTAAGGCTACTGCTGTCGAATTGAGTGAGCAGTGACCAACACTGCCGGTAGAGATCTCCCAAAAATAAACGGAAAGTCCGCATACGTAAATCAGCAGATTGTGTAAATAAATTACCAATAGCCGAAATCTCTGTTGCTGTTCTCCTCTGATTATTATCGAGGGTCTGGGAGATCCCAAAGTCTGGTGTGCTGACACGTTGCTGCGCCATCTCCCTATGCATCATCATATGCTGATCGAATGATATGGGAGGTGACGGCATTGGGATCGGCTGAATGTCTTCCGGTAAGATTTGACCGGGCTGAAAGCGTAAGTTTGCCGTGTTGGGGAGTGCGCGAGTGGATCGAAACAATGGTCTATTATACAGACTCATCGTGTCATTCTTTTCATTAAGCAACTTGGAAAGTGATGCCTCAAAGACAGCCACAAGCTCAGTCACTCCACGAGGCGAATACCACCCGGCATCCTTGTGCTCATACTGGCAACTGACAAACGGAGGTTTGCCGTGGTTGTAGGGAACCTCCATGGGAGGTCTCACGTCAAATGTGAGATCGCTCGGGCAGTAGGTGTAAATCGTCCACGTCTTGTCATCGTTCTGGACGTATGTTTCCCAGATGACAATTATGTTGCTGTCATCATCAACGACCCCTTCTCTCTGCTTTGCTATCTGGTGACGGTTATCATCACCTCGGTCTTTACCGTTCCCGCCGGTAACGCGCTCGATGAATTTCTCGTCTTGCTTGAACCCGGCTTTTCTCCGGTATGAGTCCGGTGAATAATGTTGGATGTGCGTTACTCGGTCAGCGGATTCGATGTCCTTGCAATAGCTCGGGACAATGAGATGCATTGGATCAACGTTCTCAAAGTTTAATTGATTTTTATCGAGATCGTAAGTGGTTTTGAGGATTCCTCTACCACTGAGCAGCATGGTGTCAATCGTCGAGATAATCTCGGTTTGTAGATTGGACCTTTGCTTTAAGCGATAATCCATCCACTGACTGGCAGCGGTGGTTAAGGCTGCTTGCTGCTGCTTGAGGGAAACAAAACTTGCGACCGTATCAAGCGCGAACAATTGCTGAACATAATACGGCTTCAGATTGGTGATGATCGTGTCGCTGAGTGGAAAGTGTGCGTCAGATGCTCCGGGCCATGGCTTCGTCTTTCGACGTAAACCGTGATGCCTCATTTCATAAAATTGACGCTGCCTCGTCTCCCATTGAGTCCGATCATTGAGATCGTTGGCAGACTTGGCGTAAAGATCCGAGTAATCCATTAACTCGGCATTGCCTTACCAAATGGTTTTATTCAACCCGGCATTTACCCTTTTTACCCGCAATCAAAACCTCGTCGATTGTCATCAGTCGTCTCAAGGTTCATCCCGGAAAACATTTCTTCGATGGTAGGTTTTGCGAACGTCTGCATGTAGTCATGCTCATGCCCGAGCCCTACTGCCATGCAAACTGCATCAGCTCGATCCGGCGATGACAGCCCACGACTTTTCATCTCGCCTTTAGTTTCCAACTCAAGCTTGCCGGATTTATTGGCGCGGCAACGTCTGCTGGTAAGTTGTGCCATTAAAACCTCGTCATCATGTGGAAGGATAAGTTCATTCTTCTCGATCAGCCGAGCTGTCGAATACCACATCTCAGCCGCGAGATTGGAGAACTTCTCCGGATCGCGTGCGCGCGCTCCAAAGTTGATCCGGTTGACAGCCCATCCAGCATCTCGCAGAGCGTCTGCCATTGGGCGACCTAATCCTCCCTCATCGCAGAAAATATTCTCGGGCTCTAGCCCAGATTTTGTGAACTCGACAACAAAACGACCAACACTCGCCATGGTGTCCTTGTCAGTCCATGAGACGATCTTCTTGATCTTGTTGCCTTCACGAATCGCGATAACGTTTTCGTCATTGCCTCCAGCAAAATCGACCCCGGCAACCATTCTCCCCGGCTCTTTCCGAGGAGGATTGTGCAAGCAGTTTTGGTAGCTGTCATAGTTAACGAGCAGTGACTCGTCAGAGGTCTGCATGAATTCGCCAAAGATCATTGACCTTACAAGCGGATGATCCTCTCCCCATTTATGGATCTGCTGATCAATCCATACTTTTGGTATGTGAGGACAGTCGAAGCTTGTGACGGTGTGTGTCTGGTAAAGGTCAGTGTGTCTCGTGAAAATTTTGTGAAACTCTCCGGAGTTACCTCCCGGTGATGACATGACAAGCATCCGATTAGGTTGGCAACGTTCAATAGCTTGGAATATACCGTCTTTGACTGACTTCGCTTCATCAACAATGATCAGCAAATTGTCAGAGTGCCAACCCTCAAACCGACCGGGATCATCCGTCGAGAAACCAACGATCCGCGAGTTGAGGTCACGTATCCGCAAATCAGTTTGATTAATCTCAATCCCAAGATCCTTGACCTTGTTGGATAGCGTGCGGATCGTTGGCCACATCTGCTCCTTGACTTGACGATAGACTCCCGAGGTGGTCACGCAGACACTATCGGGAAACATCAATGCATGCCATAAAGCAGCCGGTGCCGCACACATGGCTGTCTTGCCGGAACCATTCGCCGCTTTAAGCGCAACTCGCGAACCCGAAGCATCGAGATCACCAAGGACACGCTTTTGCCACTTGTATAAGTTGAGCCCAAAGACCTCTTCAGCAAACCGGTCCAAGTGAACCAGCGATCTATCGACCGAGGCTTTTTGTTTCTCTGTGAGTCTTACTTCTTTTTTATGAATTGGCATTACAATGATACTCTTTTAAGACCGCGCTCCACTTGGTTTAACACGGTCTCAATAGTCGGTGTTTGTTGAAACAAGGGAACCTCGCACATGCGGCGTTGCTTTGATTCGTCATGAACCAAGTCCACCAGCCTATCGAGCTTTTCGGATGTGCTTTTAAAATTCGCAAGGTTGATGCAAGCGTCCTTGTTCAGATTCTTCATGTCGGTGTGTCCGTAATAAATTGGGATCGTCCCCGATGCTTTTGCCTCTACTATTTTCTCGGTGTGGTATCCGGGATAGAGACGGTTCTCAAACGCAAGGTTGTATTTGGTTTCAAGCATGGTTAACCATTTTGTTTTGTTGGTTGTTGGTTTTTTTCCAAACAACTTTCCATGCCCCTCTACAGCAAAACCCATCACCTTAAGCCTCTCTGGAAAGCAATCTCTCAAGGGACCGTTTGCTGACCAAAAAGCTGTAAATGTTTTTCTTCGGGCTTGCTTAACTGGAATGACATTGTCGAGAAGCTGGGGAGGAATAAGGAACTCCGGGTAATGTCTGTTGACCTCATCAAACCAGTTAATCCATGATAGGTAACACGGGAAGTATGCGTTGACCTCGGAATCTGGATCGTGCGTGAAACTGAAATCAACCTTAGGGTGCTTTGGACATGGGGACTCAATTGTGTAAAACCATTTGGCGCAATCGAACATCTCCCATGTCATGCCGTTGCCGAATGCTTTTGTGATCACTAAGTCCGGAGAACTACTGCAAATGGAGACGTTTTCTCTAAGCCGGATTAAACTCTGAAAAAGAATGTTGTCCCGGTTATGCCACTTGTAGTTCGTGTCGACAAAGCAAACCTTCATAACCGAAACGCTGCAAACTCTCCTACAAGTTCGTCATGAGCTTCAAACGCCACACAAAAACCTTCATTCTCAAGGTATCTTTTTAAGTCCCCGATTGTGTATGCATATTTATTCCCTTGATGGTCTGTATGCTCACCCTCTCTTCCGTGATGGTATTCACCGACGATACCGCGAACAATCCCCAGCATGCGTGACGTGTAGATGACCGGGAACTCGCTCGATTCGATATCAATTTTCAAAATATCAACCGGGCCGGACTTTGTTAACACATCATCGAGCCCAATGGCTTTTACCTCAAAACCTATTCCGGTCGATTCAAATACTCCCCCACCTCCAGTGTTTGTTGAGTCAAAATCATCATGCCAGTAAACATTCTTGACCGGACTTCTGGACTTCCATACTGCGAGGTTGTTGATCTTCACGTTTTCATACCCCTCCACGTTCTTTTCCAGAACCTCAAAGTTTTTGCGCCACGCTTCATAGGCGTAAACCATCTTTGCTCCGGACTCTGCTGCGAGGGTAGTGAACCCACCTATGTGCGCCCCAAGATCAATGACAGTTTTTCCATCGAAGTTATAAACCGGATAGTTCCTAGCCTCCTCCCAGATTCCAGAGTCCCATGTTCCCTCTCTGAAAACTGGAATATTAATATCCATACGGGTGAACTCCGAAATACTTGTTGATGACATTTTCATACCCCTCAACCATTTTATCGTAAGTAAACTTGTGTGCGTGGATTGTAGCTGTCTTGGCCTTTGCGCGGATCATCTCCGGTCGTTTGTAAAGTTGTCGCATTATCGCGGCGGCGTGATCAACAGAAGGTTCACACCATAGGCCTTGTCCTTCGTAATAATTCGTTGCCGGGACGAGTGTGTAATCCACCAAAAATGAATTGCTCTCATTGGCGTATGCTTCTGGACCGAACCATGCCGGGAGCAAACACGGTCTGCCCGCTGCCATGCATTCCAACGGCATGAGCCCGAATCCCTCGCCTTTACTCATGGACACGTAACAGTCAATTGACTGATACCATCCAGCGAGATCTTCCTTCGGCCATTCACCTTCGTCCCTAATGATTCGCTTGTCACTCCATGACGGCATCGGATCTCGTGGGTAACACTTAATCCTCAGCTCGACATCCTCATTGCCTTTGGGGAATGCCTTGATGAATGCGTCAACCACTTCGTCAAAACCTTTCCTTGGCCAACCGTGACGAGATATGCCGCTCGTCCCAAACACGATCTTGTCTCGCATGGAAAACGGTGCAGCCCGAAACACTTTAGTATCGATCCCAAACGGAACCGGGTGCTGGGGAACGTTGACCCCTTGAGCTGAGAAGGTCGCTATATTGGGAAGCGAAGGAACAATGACAGCTCGGCATGAGTTAAGATGTCTGATCCACGCTTGAGGAATTCTGGTGGTCTCCCACATTGTGGAATATATCGTCCGGTCCGGATCATCCGGAACTTGCTTGGGAGGGTGAATGATGAGGGTAGGAGCATCCCACTTCGGTTGTCGCGAAATGAGACGCTCATACCGCTCGTCCAATACACGTGACCACGCATCTTGATTATACGGGACCACACAGAGATCCCATCCTCGTTTTAATAGACCATCGATGATGATCCTTGAGTGAAAGTCGTAACTTGAGCTATCGCCAAGTTGACCTCGGATGATTAACCGGTTGCTCACGGGTTTTTCAGTTCCTCTGAAATGTTTGAGTATCGAAGACATCGTCCTCCTCTGGGGTAGTCGCTAACTCTTCAAGTTGATCGTCCATGGTGATGTCCAATTCAGATGCGACCGCAATTTCCCCTTGAGTGGAATCCAGTATGTCGACCGATTTGTCGACTGTGATGGACCCGTCCTCAGCCTCTTCAAGCGTTAACGTAATTTTAATCAATGGACTCCTTTACCGTTGGTGATGAGCTGTCTTCAACCTTTTGCTTCCCCTTTCTTTGCCATGTGGGAGTCTTTCGACCCGCTCTGCCTTGCAGCCTTCTGGGTAATGCATTCCATTTTGCAGCATCTCGATCGTTCTTTGGACCCGTCATGCGGCACCGTGGATTCTTGCATTCCACACGCCCCTTGAGTGCGACACGAGCTACCGATCCGCACGCGACACAATTTTTAGCTTCGTATTTCATCTTTTTCCGTAGTTATCTCCTCGTCTGCATTTAATGCAAAAACTTTGTCTACCGTCCTTGCTGGCGGCACGTTTGTGATAGTGGATCATCTGCTTTATTTTCCCGCATAGACCACACACCTTCCTCACTGATCTCACCTTGGTCATGACCGGTCTGTCACCAGTAGACAGATAAAGAAACCGAACATGAACCCCATGCAGCACCCCATGAAGAAAATTGTCATTGGCTCCATTCGTCCTCCTCCAGATCTTCGATAGCTTCAAGCATCAGTTCCTTCGGCCCCTCACCGTCTTGCGCTCGTGGCAAGTAACAGAGGATGCTCCTACACATCTTGACCAGTGCCTTGGCCTTTGCCTCACGCTCGTCAGTCATCGATTATTATGTAGTTCACGTTGACTAGCCCGAGATCCGGATCGGCTAGTTTCTCAAATGCTCCCCGGCTGAGGTCCAGCTCGCGACCATCAACAAATGGCCCACGGTCAGTAACTGTCACCACCACATGCCGGGTGGGAGTGAAGACGAGCAGTCTGGTTTTAAAGGGGAGGGTGCGGTGCGCCACCGTCATATTTTCCGGGAGGAAGGGGCGACCATTCGCCATCGGCTTATTCCGGTAATCTTCGCCATACCACGAAGCGACCAAGAGACAGATAAGGGGAATTTTCATAGGCAAAAACAATGTGAATTTAAAAAAGGGGGTGGGGGTGTTGCGTTGTGATGGCTCAGATGGGGACCGACCCCTCCCTACCACCCCCATCGTCACTGATTGGTTCTACATCAACGACTTGCGTGTCCGAAACAACTGACGAGGTATCAGCAGCCTTAGAAGTATCGAGCTTTAATCGTTCCCGGTGAAGGGTCTCAAGCAACTGATTAGGACCGTGCGTATGAGCGTGAGTCATCTGACCATCTACCCTTTTCGTCTGGGCGAAGTCCTTCGGGAATCTCCTCTCCAACATGTCCAGTGCAAGCCTTGGATGTTTATCGATAGCCTCCCATACCTTGTTGATTAGCAAGCCTTGACAAAGACTCTTAGCCGTGTCGCACGCCTCATCAAAGTCCTTGAACTTAGCTCTCCACTTACTAAGAGTTGGTCCAGTGATTCCGACAATTGCGCCAGCACTTTCTTGTGTGTGTCCTTGTGTCAGCAAGCGCATGATTGCCATGACCGTTTCCTTGTTATACTTTGAGTTGCCGGGAATGCCGTTCTTGCTTCGCTCAATTGCACTCTTTGGGCAGCACGCTTGAATGGTTGATTCATGAGCGGAAAGCACCTTGATTGACTGGTCTTCAGTTGCCTTGAGGTTGGTCTTCTTTGTACGCGCTTTCTGAGCGTCACCTCTTCTTCTTGCTGGTCTCTTGTTCATATATACCCCTAAACGTCCCGAGAATGCGTTCTAAGCACACTTTCTATGTTCTCTAGTGTCATCATAGCGTTAACAGTGTAAAACACGCTTACAATCAAGATTTGAACTTTCTGTGAAATACTCGCTTCCAGACTTCCAGCCATGTGACTGAATCGTTATGCATCCGAGGGTCTGGTTTAGTGACGAGGATTGCACTGGTGCCGGAAGCGTCCAGATCCTTGAAGACTCTCTCCAGCATCCAGAGTTCGTTCTCCGGGTGGTATGGATATGTCATCGGTCTGTATCCCATCTCCTCAGCTTCCTTCTCGCTGACGACTGGTCGTTGTTCTCCGTTGATGTAGACTCCACTGTTCATCGTAAGTTGTAATCTTCGGTGTCCACGTCTGCCACGATTCCGTTGTTCCTCACCATGCGTGAAGCGATGCGGTTATCAGCTTGAGCGATCTGAACCATGCTGAGATTGCTGGTGAGGATCGTCCACTTGCCTACTCGCACGTTTGCCAAGGTGTTGATTTTTTCTGCTGTCCAGTCGCTCTGTCTTTCGGCCAACACATCATCGAGGCAAAGGTATCTCCATCGATTCATGTCTTGATATTTTGCGCTGAGGTGCATGTCTGTTTTCATGTCATCCAAAAACTTTGGCCAATAGATGAACGCCGGGTTGTATTGATTGCGTCCTTCAAAGTCATCT